TTTTTCCAATCTGTTTCACTATTTGCCTTTAATATATTAGCTTGAATAAGCTGATTAGTTTTTTCCAAGTTTTCATTCTGTAAACGTTGAGTTTCTAGTGAATATTGTCTTCCTAATATATTGAAATCTTGTGGGTCAGCCTGAGGTGCTACATAATTAGGCGCTTTCGCTTCTGGTGTTTTAATAGGTTGTGCAGTAGTCATTTGACCATATATAAGATGCGGATTTAATCCAGCTTCTTTAAATCTTTTCATTTGTGCTTCTGGAGCATTAAATTGATTTTGCCTATTCCAATCTGCTAAAGCATCTGCCCTTTGTCTATCGTACATTTCTAAATTAGTACGTTTTTGTGCTCTATTTGTTAATAACTGTGCACCAGCGTTAGCTGCTGCTATTGTTGTACCTACATTTTTAGCTGCAAATGCAGTTGATATAGCCTTGCCTATCCATGGTATAATTGCTGCTAAGCCCATAATATTAGTTTTTTATAAAGTCGGCCAAATAGGCCTCTTTGTTTATAATTAGTTATGTTTCTTGGTTTACGCGTCGATTGCGCTCGTTCCAGCGTTGCTGCTTGTTTTTGGTTTTCTGTTTTTTTCGTTTCTGTTCCCATAAACTTTCAGTCGTTTTTTTCTAAACCCCAGAAAGCAAGCTGCTTTCGCCCTTTGGTCGCATTGGGTCATCCGCTACGCTACTTCCCTTTTGCTCCCCTGGGGCTTTCAGCCGCTTTGCTTTTTTCTTAGGGTGGGGGGTTTATACTCCTTTTTTTTGCTTTCGTTGACTTGGTGTCAACTAGCACTAATATATCAAGTAGTATTAGTGCTTTGCTGACGCGCTTCGCTTGTCTTGCGCTTTGCGCGAGTTGGATTAATCCAACTCACTCAAAACGCCATTTTGTTGCTCGGAGCTAATATCCGATAATTTTTGTAAATCTGGTTGTTTTTTTTCAGATTTCCAAGATTTTTTTAAATCTTTTAACTCTTGCTGATATAATTCAGCAAATTCTTGCCTTTCTGATAAATCAAGTGTTCTTGGATCTGGTAAATCATTGTAATCTTCTCCTTGTTGCCAAATTGGTATTCTTTCTCCAGCAATTGGCAATCCTCTTGAATAACGTTCAAGAATTGTACGAATAGACATAGCTTGGTCTGGTACTGTTTCACTAGGGTCATTGTTTACCTCATAATTGCGATTATGATAATCGCGGTTTAAATAAGTTTTTATCATTGTTAAATTTTTAAATGTTGTTGTTTTTTCAATTTACGTATACTATCGTAAATTTTTTGTTCATTATAAAATTGTAAGTTGTTGCCATGTTCCTCTACTAACAAATCTTTTGCTTCGGATGCTTTCTTCTGGAAGTAATAAGAAATTCGTTCCTTCTCGAATTCGTCGTATATCCTCAGCTTGTAATATCTCGCCATTGGGGCTTTTTTTCCATCTAACAAAGGTATGTATACGCGTTCTTCTGCGTTTGCTTTGTGCCATTTTAATGTATTTTCGGTAATATAATTTGAGCCAAGTCCTTTGCTCATTAATGCAAATTCTTTGCTTCTATCATCGTTCTGATGCATTGGAATTTTGGCTGATTTTGATATATATTTTAAAGTATAACCGATTGATGCATCGGTTATAGTTCCTACATGTATTTCGCCAATTTTTTTGTTATCTAATGCCCAGGCACGTTCGAAATAATTAATATCAGCGTTGAATATAACTATATGGTAATGTGGTCTGTATGTCTGACCGCCATACTCTCCAACGGCGTAATACTTTATAGATTTGTGTTTTTTTCCATGACATTTTCTTAATCTTTTAAAAAACTTTTGAATATCTGTCTTTTTTAACGTCATATAACCCTTATTGGTTTTTGGTACGTGTTCAGTGTCATAGGTTAAAGTTAAGAAGTGAGCGGATATACTCCGCTCTCCCTCCTTAACTAATCGTACTGACCAAGTAGATGCCCTACGTCTTTTACAATTTAAACACTTTGAACAAGGTACATAATAACCTCCATTTTCCTCTTTTAACTGGAAAGGGTTTAAACATTGTGTAGACACTATATAGTTGGTGTTCCGAATTTAGGCATTGGTCTTACTGCCTGAATTTTATTATATACATGACAATACAATGGATCTACTCCATCTTCTACAGCAAAAATACGAGTTGTTTGTGCTGGAGTACATTCTATAAATGTACTATTAAGATTAGGCTCGGTTGCAAAAATACGCCCTAAATGCCAATAATCTAATGTTGTTCTAAATTCTCCAGCTACACGAGATGGCATATACTTGTATTCAGCATACCTTGGTACATAACCAAATGTATCATTTTTCTGAGATGTATAAGCATATAATTCTTGCTTTTCTACAGCTTGTTCACCAATATTAGCAAATGAAGGGAAATAATAATCTAAAGTATCATTTTTAAGGAATGTGCGTGGTATTCCTTGTTGGTATGCGGTTTTAGGCATTACACTCATTATGCCGATAATATAACCGTGCTCTTCGCAATAATATGAACCACTTTTTCCACTACTTATAGATAATGCATGTCCAGCCATGTTTCCTTGTGGTAAACCACCATCTTCTCCAGTTGTATTTAAAACTTCACTAACTACTACTGGTGTTTTAACACCAGTAATATACTCTGGACGTTGTAATCTTGCATCTGAACTTCTAACCCCAAAATGGCTTAATATACTTTCAATATAACGTGTACCGCCACGTGCATTTTTTTCAAGCCATTCTTGTAAACGATAAGCTCTACGTAAATCGTTAATTGTAGTCGGCTCAATATCTACGCCGTCTGTTTTAGCATATAATCTATCATTAGTAATATCTGCTGCTGGTTGTCCTTGTACATTAATTGATGCTGGTGTACCATTTAATGTTGTACCTGAAGCATTATCATAAAATACTTCTACATTTCCATCAATACTTCCTAAAGGAATATCCACTGCAGCACCTTTTTGTGCAAAAGGTAATGATGCAGTAAAATAGTCATGTTCCCATGCTCTATTACGTAACGAACATAATTCTCTAATTCTTTGATATGATAAGTTATTACTACCATCATTTAACTTATAATCTATAGGTGCTTGTAAATTTTGATCTCTATAATATTCATTATAAATACACTGATATGCAGCAAATGGTAAAGCACTTACATTTGTTGGTACTGAACCATTTGGTGGTATTGGTAAACCTAAATAATCAGCTGTCTTATTAGAATTACCAGCTTGTCCTGGATTTGCAAATTGAGGTTCAAATACATCAGCAACTATATAAGGGGCTACTATACCACTATTAGCATCTGTAATAAACTTTTCCCAATTTGACCATAAAATACGGTTTGGAACAAAGAAATAATGCATAGTTACATCCATTCTGTGCATAACTGGTGCAATAAGTGGTGCAAATCTTACTAAACTTTCGCATCCAAGGTTAAACTTGTCGCCTGGTACACATTCCAGTGTTAAAATTGGTGTTAATTGGCCCATTTGTGTAGATAACTTAACATCATGGGATAAATCAAAGCTATTGCTTTTTGGTTTTGTTAACTTAATACTGTTGAATAAGTTTTTCATGTTGTTTTTTTGTTTTTAATTGTTTATAAACGGGTTCCACCTCGTTGAATGTAATAAGTGCGTTTTACTTTTCTGTAACCGCCTCTTTTTTTGCGACTTGTACGTCTTCTCATTTTTAGGGTTTTTATTGTTAATAATTAAGGTTTTTTCTGTACTGCTCTTAATAATGCTGCTGCTGTTTGTCCAGCTGTTCCTAATGCTTGAATCTTTTTCATAAATGCAGCTTCTTGTTCTGCACTTAATTTTTTAAATCCTAAAATATCATAAGTTACTGCTAAATTTTTTACTTGTTGTGATACTTCAGCTTTTCTAGCTTCAGATAAATTTGTATTTGCTACAATATTATCTATTTCTTTATTAATTTTTTTTATATTGGCGTCTTTTAACCACCAATCTTTTTGCATATTTACAATTTGATTCTCATTTAAATCTGTTCTAGTACGTAAATTATGTAATCTACCTTCAAATGATTCATTTGCATATTTAGTGTTTATGTTTTTCCAATCTGTTTCACTATTTGCCTTTAATATATTAGCTTGAATAAGCTGATTAGTTTTTTCCAAGTTTTCATTCTGTAAACGTTGAGTTTCTAGTGAATATTGTCTTCCTAATATATTGAAAT